TTGAGATTAGAAAGTCAGTTCCATATATCAAAAAGGGAGCGAGAGGGTTTGGATACGTCTATGTTGATGAAATGAGCGTGCTAGAAGCTTTGAGACCAAAAATGGACGAGCTTGGAGTTCTATTAGAAGTTGATATGGATGAGCCACGCGTTCTAAGCGAATCGTTAAAGAAGTTTAGCGAGGGAGAGGAGTATGATAAAAAGATGAAGAAAGAAATCCCTTTCAAGTCGGAATCAATGCAATACATATTTCAAGTGGGAATCAACTTTACATTTATCAATTCTGAAGCTCCAAACGAAAAAGTACATAAGACGATTTACATGCAAGAGACGGCAGGAGATCCAAAGATTCTTGGTGGTTTGCTTACTTATGCTACGAGATTCTTCCTTACAAAATATTTTAACATTCCAACAAATGAAATGGATCCAGATGACTGGTATGAGAAGAATGACAAGGTTAATCCAGCTCAATTTGAGCTTCTTCATAATCTGCTAAAAGATGAAGACGATCTAAAAGAAAGGATGTTGAAGTGGGCAGGCGTGAAAGAGATTGAAGACATTCCAGCTAGCAAGATTAAATCCGTCATTAAAACTGTAAACACCTATATGAAGGATGAAAAAGAGGAAGAAAAATGAGAACTGTAGATTTAGAGCAGGGAACAGAGAAGTGGCTAGAATGGCGAAAAGATAAGATAACAGCTTCTGACGTAGCAAAGATTTGTAATAAGTCTCCTTATGGAACCCCATATTCTTTATGGCTAGAGAAAAAAGGGATAACTCAAGCGAAACCCTTTAACAATAACATGCAATACGGCTCTATGATGGAGCCGTTTATTCGATCATATATTGAAGAGAAGACAGGCGTTGGATATATCCCTGTTTGCGTAGAATCAGAGAAGTATCCATTCATTGCAGCTTCACTGGATGGAATTAGCTTTGATAATGATCTGATTGAGATAAAATGCTGTTCAAGAGAAGTCTTTGAGAAAGCTCAGCAGGGTGAAGTTGTTGAACACTATCTAATTCAAGTTCTTGCTCAGCTATATTGCGTTCCAGAGTCTAGTCATTGCGATGTTTACTTCTACTTTAACAATAGCAATTCAGGTAAAGTAATGGATGAAGATATCGCTATGGTTAGAGTTGAAAAGTTTGCTTGCGAGCTAATGATTGATGATATCGAAAAAGCAATCGTAGATTTTTGGAACTCTTTGCTGGAGAATAAACCTCCAGAGCCTTCAAAAGCTGACTATATACATAAAGAAGATGAAGCTTTCATTATAGCTGAAAAGAACTGGATTGAAGCATACGAAGAATTTGCGCTAGCTAAGAAAAAGGAAGAAGTCGCCAGACGATGCCTGATTCAGCTTGCTAATGATGCTAATGTGATAGGAAACAGTGTTAAGCTTTCTAAAGTTTACAGATCAGGAACAGTGGACTGGAAGTCTCTATGTCAAAACTATAACATATCAGATGATGTTGTTGATCTTTACAGAAAAGATCCCATTGAATATTATAAACCAACTATCCTGCCCTAAAGGGTTATCCCAGCGACGAGATGTTTTGTTAGTCCTTACTCTCGTCGCTCTTTTGTTTCATCAGCTCTTTAAGATCTTTGACAGATTTAACAACGTGAATCTGTATATTATAACGTTTCTCAGCACCCTTCCTTTTCATCTTTCCTTGAGTTAAATCACGACCTTTGGCTTCTATAAAGATTACTTCATGTTTAAAAAACACCATAAAATCAACTTGATGTCTTCCAAAGTCTAGATCGAATGGTACTTGTCGTAGAAAAAATAGAATATCACCTTTTGATTGATATTCTTTAAGTGCAATGTAAACGTTTCTCTCAAGTTTAGATGGAAACTTAATTCCATCATGCTCACATCGGACAGCATTGAATTTGTGCTTTAGAGTCTTATACATATCAAACCTTTTAGCATTAAAATAATATATCGTATAGACTTAAATATGTTACATGTGTAAAATATATGGAAAAAGGATAGAGATGATTAGATTTATCAATTGGCTGTTCAAGCCCAAGAAAAACTTTAGAGATAACCCTGAAAACATTAGGTATAACACAAGGATATTGTAATGAAAGCAATTATATTTGGTTTGTTAACAGCCTGCGCATTGACTAGCTGTTCTGGAACTGCACGAGTCGGATACATTCTTGAAGGAGAATGGGATTATGAAGGATGGAAACATTCTAAAAATTCTGATGATAAGGTTGCATGTGTCATTATTACTGGCGATGGAACATATACAGTCGATAAAGGTGGCTGCATTTCTTAATTCATAGGCAAGGATGCCTTCAAAATCTTGCACCCTGCCATTAACCTCCATTGGGTTATTTAGTCTCATTTGGTAGGGTGCTTTTAAGTTTAGGGGTAAAATGAAAAACAAAACTATCAAAACTGATGAAAAAAAAGAAGTTAAAGAAACAAAAGAAGCTTTAAAAAATATCATAAAAGAACTTAAAGCTGAAAATATGAATCTTATTGTTAGACTGAAAGACTCTGACAATGACATCAAAAAACTAAATGAAATATGTGAACATAATGATAAACATATTTTAAAAATGGAAAGTCATTATAGCGATCAAACGCTTCTTTCTGAAAGACTATTACAAAACAAAGATTCTGAAATAAAAAGAATAATCAAAAAATATAATATATTATCTGGTCTTCTTACAGGAGCAATATTGTTTAATGTTATTAGATGGATCTATATAGCGTGCAGTTAAAATTTAATTTTTCAGGAAAGACAGAGATTGAAATGCTCTGGGATGAGCTATTAGAAGCTGAATCCAAGCTTAACAATCTCCGTAGAGGATTGTTTAAGCGTTATAATGAGCTTGATAGAAAGCAAAGAGAACTAGATTCAAGGCTAAAAGCTATAGAGCAGCCATGTAAATTTTTACCTTTATTTGACAGTATTTAGTAATGACTATTTTAAAACTTATCGCAATATTGGCATCACTATCAGCAATGAACTGGGAAGACGTAGACCCAAAAGATTACCCCATCGAAGAAGAGACACATGAAAAGAATCAGATCAATCTCACTGAATAATGAAACACAGGCGTATGCTATGGTGCAGAAAAGCCCTGCGTATGATTGCCTTGCGTGTGCTGCTGGACTGCATGTGCATGAGACTAATCAGAAGATTCAGCAGGTAAAAGAGAATGTGCTTAACGCAAAACAAAATAATGCCTCTCCTCCCTTACACTGCTAGCGTGTTGCTCGGATAGAACCGTGATGTATTTTCGAACGGCGGGAAAATTCTTGTTACCTTGGCCAAGGTGGGGATTAAAGGAGAGGCCGTTTTTTATTAGAATTATTCTAATATTAAAACTAATAGCAATTTTAACATCTCTTAGTTCAATATACATGGGAGATCCAAATGATTAGATATGATGGTGCTTTAGGTCTATATGTTTTGATTTTGAAAAGGGAAAGTTTCTATATAGTAAGAAAGAATAAAGAAAATGATAGCAACGCTAACAGCCTCACAAATGGGCAAACCTGTGACTCATCCGTGCCCCAGTGTGAAAGCAGGAAAACATGGGGAGACGATCGTTCAATCTATAGGCCGTTTAAATCCAGAAATGATTGGCAAGAAACTATGTGTGAATTGGGTGGAATGGTTAATGGGGTATCCCATACAATGGACACAAATCAAAAAGGAGTGATTTGTGCCAAGAAAACCCAAGACATTAACAAAGAAATGCAATCAATGCCAGAAACTCTTCAAGAGGAAAAGGTTTGGGAATCGTTTAGAAGATTTTACGAGATACAAAAAAAGGAAATTCTGTTCGATTCAATGTTCTGCTCAGAACAAAATGAAGGATTTTCCTACACGGTCGAGTATTGGAAAACGTTATCAGAAGAAAAGAAAGAAGTTTTGCGAGAGTTGTTCATCTATAGAAAATTTATGTCTGCATCACAAGGATGGCAATCGTTACAACAATCATCCTTCAAACTGGATGACGCTTTGCAGTTCCTGTCACACAAAATTGCATCATTTACAGGGAGACATTTTACAAGAGAAAGAGAAAAAGGAATGCGTTTGTTGCAAGAAATTATCTCATCGACGTGGATTGTGTCACATGCATTTAGCACGATTAAAGAGAAATGGGCATCCCTTAGCGAAGAAGAAAAAGATTGGGCAGTCATGGGTTGTCTTTATGGAATGTGGTGGGCAGAACCCCCAGATGTAGAAAGAGCAAATATTGGGTTACCCTATCAAGTGGACCGACTTAAAGCCCTTGGAAATGCAGTAGTCCCCCAACAGGTGAGACAGGCATGGGAAATTTTAACAGGTTTAACTTACATTAAGGATAAGCTATGAGTGTTTTAACAAATCTTTCACCTATAAAAAAAAATGATGAATGGAGTACTCCACAAGATTTATTTGATAAATATAATAGCTTATTTAATTTCACATTAGATGTTTCAGCATCAGATGAAAATAATAAATGTAAAAAATATTTTACAAAAGAAATCGACGGTTTAAATCAAAGCTGGAAAGACAATAGATGCTGGATGAACCCACCATATTCAGAAGTATCGAAATGGATAAAAAAAGCAGATGAGGAATCAATTCACGCTATTACAGTAGCTCTTGTTTTTGCTAAGACAGATACTCGATGGTTTCACCAACATGTATACAAAAAATGGGAAGTAGAATTTATAAAAGGAAGAATTAAGTTTAGTAATTCAAAAAACCCAGCACCTTATCCATCAATGCTTATTTTTTTTGGAAAACCTTATGTCGATCATAAAAGATTTAATATATATAAAGGAGAGCAATGCGATACATCTTACTTTTAGTCGTACTAACTGGATGCTCAAAGACATTTACGTACGAGTTCAAAGGTCATACAGGACATGCTTATGTTGAGTCTGTCAATGCAGCATTAGAAATTGAATCATGATTATATTTGACTTAGATGGAACACTAGCAGATTGCGAACATAGGCGACATTTTGTTGAAAACAAAAAAAATTCTGACTGGAAAGCATTCTTTGAAGCTTGTGATGATGACATTCCAATTTGGCCCGTAATTTATGCATTAATGATTCATTCACAAAAATACGAGATTCAAATTTGGTCTGGTCGATGTGAATCAGTAAGGAACAAAACAGAGTGGTGGTTAACATATGTTGGAATTGATAATTTATATTCTAAATTAAAGATGCGTCAAGTTGGAGATTACACGCCCGATGATGAGCTAAAGGAAAGTTGGTTAAGAGAAGCATTAGAAAGAGGTGAAAAGATTGAGGCAGTCTATGATGATCGCCCAAAAGTTGTTAGAATGTGGCGGAGAAATGGAATTTTTGTCTTTGACTGTAATCAATCTGGAAAAGAGTTTTAATCATCAAAGGAAAATGTGATGACTCAAAAATTGTATTGTAAGAAAAAACCGTTTCCAGAAGTAAAAGTTACACGTAGAGGATTTGAAATCATTCAATTTGTCGATCACAATGGAGAAGAATGCAGTCTTCAAAAATCGTCAATTATTGATGAAGAAGAATGTATATGGCTTGGATGCGATAATAATAGGAAACCTCATCATGTAACTGGTGATGAATTAAGTCCAAGAATGCACTTAACACAATCACAGGCAAAATGGATCGGAAAACTTTTAATTAAATTTTCAAAAACAGGTAGATTTAGCGATGAGTGAATGGGTTTCATATAATAAATGATTACCAGAAGATACTGAATTTGAAAAAACTTTAAATTAGTTGTTAATCTCTTTTTTAAGCTCATGAATTGCATCAACAATCTCAGCTAATCTCTGATCAGTGATCTTTTCTCCGCTATTTGGATCAAACCCTATTTTAGCTTTCAATCTTTCAAAAGCTTTATCGTTTTCAATAGGATCATCGTCAAACTTCATTTTAATGATCTCAGCGAGTTTCTTGGTCGCTTCGACTCTTTCTCTAAACTTTAACTTTTCTTTGCTTACAAGCTCGTTACATGAGTTTATAGCGTAAATTTTCTTAGGCTTCGATCTCCAAAAACAACAACATCCGCTCGACTCCGTTTCTGGTGCAAAGTGGAACTCTGGATGATATTCTGTATGTAGTATAGGGCTAATAGTCATAGCATTACCTCCGATCCTCATTTATCAAAAATATTTTTAATTGTCAAAATTTAAAGAAAGGAATACAACTAGATTATGATTAAACAGCTTCCTTATTACGAACGTTTTGATAAAAAAAAATGTGCATTAGGTCATATTTTGATCTTCAATGAAAGGTATGACTCTTATTATTGCCCAGAATGCAATCTCTGGGAGTGTCCAGTATGCTCAGATACGGAGTGTTTTTATTGTCGTGAAAGACCAACAAAACCAATTAGAAAATAATATATCAAAAATTATGAAATATACATTTATTCTTATAGGTTCTATGGCAATCTTTATCAACGCTTGTTCATCAAGCAAAGATCCAGAGCTATCCAAGAAGATTTTGGAGATAGCTATAGATGATGCTGAAGACTTGATCGAGTATAAAACTGGTGTTGATATTGATCTAAATCAGAACGGAAAGTAATTATAGCTGAAGAAGCTTGCTTTTGAATACTGCTTTTTGTTCAGTCGTCAATGATTGAGTCTCTAAAAAAGAGTCCACAATTCTTTCCCATTCAATAATTCTTTGTGTTTCTTCGAGATAATGTTCTCTTTTTATTTGAAGAAATTCTGACTTTTGAAGTTCTCTCTCTTCAATTTCTGATTTAGTTAACTCTACTCGAATAGGTTCTTCACCTGATTTGACTGCATAGGAATTAAACATAATTAGCTCTTTGATAAACCATATAAATAAATTGAACCAGAAGTAAAGTTATTACCAAACCATACAAGGAATCTAACAGCATCAACATCCGCAGCAGAGTTTCTTTGGTTTGATTGATTGAAATAGTTTAATGCTCCTGCTGTATTGCTTGAAACGGAATGACTCATAAACTTAGTATAGCTTGTATTTGAAGGAGAGTGCATATACAATATACCGCTGACCGTTTCTCCAGCAGCAATGCCAATATTTGTAGCTATTCTTGCTACTGAATCAGTAGTATTATAAGTACCAGCATTTCCATAATCAGTAGCCCCACCATCCCATGTACTACCACCATCTGTTGAAGTCTGAAAGGAAAATTCCCATCCATCCGTATCAGATACCATATCTTCATAGACAAACATATAGAGGTCATAAGTGCTGTCAATGCCAGATGTAAATGCAAGCTGAGCATCACTGCCCGAAGACGTTACAGAGCTAATAAAGTTCCATGCTCCACCAGCGGAATTTGTAGCCCACTTTAATCCTGTAGTCTGCGTAGAATCAGCAGTAAGCACTTGTCCATCACTTCCAACGCCTAAACGTGCATAAGCTGTACTATAGCTAAGCAAATCACCTTTAGTCGTAAGATCAATAGCTGTGAATTGTCCAGTTGTAGGATCGTAAACCTGTAAACCTTCACTAGTAATATTTAACGCATTGTTAGAAGCCATATTTCACCTAAACTATAGTCCAAGAGCCTTCCGAAGAAATTACTCGGAAATTATGATCTGAAAGACAAATTATCATAACTGAATCACCCGTATTTAGCGATTCAATATAACCACCAACACCTGATGTTGTCGTAGAATTACCAAATCGTATTTGATCTGAAGCATTTTGAGCTATACGAACTTTCCCAGCTCCTTCCATATATGCTGCAAATGCTTCTCCACCTGAACATCCAGTTGGCAGAGTAAGAGTGACAGTGCCAGCATTATTAGCAAAGATACCTTCATTAGCTACATACGTAGCTGATGTCGTCGTTTCTTCTCTCCAAACGAATCCAGCACTTGCTCCCCCTTTAGGAGTGACATATCCATTAGTATCTACATCAAAATAGACGTCATCAAAAACACACATTCCGACGTCATTCTTATTAGCAGGGGCACCAGTACGAGCTTTAGAAACCTGTACTTCACATTTGAAAGCATTGGCAGCTCTAGAGTGCATATCAACAGGAATTGAATGAGCAGCAACAGCATCTCCCTGTAAAGTGATTCCTCCAGTTGCATCCGCAACAACTGGATTAGTACCCGGAGCCGTATTGTTATCTATGGTAATAGAATCTATAGCTGATCCAGCACCACCTTTCCTAGTAACATACCCATTTTCATCAACATCGAAGGCCGTATCATCAAAGCAACAGATTCCACAATTATTCTTATCGGATGGAGAACCAGTCCTAGCTTTAGCCACTTGAATCTGATGACGCATCGTATTAGCGTCGTATTTGACAGTTTCCAATGGAATACTGGAAGGATTCGCACCAGCAGCAACAGTAAGTCCGTCCCAGTCAGTAATTCCTGCCAAAGTAGGAACAACTTCCGCATTAACTTGGTCTCTAAAAGTTAAAGCAGGAGGCGTGCTTCCTCCGCTTAAAGGAAGCCAGATAGCATTTCCGCTAGCATCAAACTCTGAAAGATAATAAAGAGTTCCTTCCGTTCCACTTTGAACAGGAATGCCATTGACAGGATTACGTCCAATAATGCCTAATGCCCCAACTTCATAGAACTTATTAGTCATAGGATCTTTTTTATCTGAAGTCGTAGGTGGGCGAGAAAAATAATATTTAGGAGTTAATGACTGTTGATGCCTTACTCCTTTAAGATGGTTATTTCTTACTGACATTCTTATATACTTATACTAAATAGTTAAAAGATATTCTAAATAGATCACCTGATGCAACAGCAGATAAAGGTACAACGCTTACAGCAGCATTATCTTTCGACTCAACGAAGATAGCTGTCTGTGCGTTTGTATTTACTAACAGGTTAACATAAGCAGTTGAAGTAGAAAAATCCACATTACTAGTAACTACATTTCCTACAGCTAAGACTCCATTATTTGCTGATGTTACTGGAAGTCCAGTTAATGTCAAATTTCCTGCTCCAGACCCAAGAGTAAAAGCGTTGATTTGAACTATACAATGGCAAAATACTACATTTCCAATCCGTGTATAAACACCAGATTGGTTTGTATAAGTAATACTGTCAGGAGCTACACTTGAACCAGTTAATCCAGCAGTCCATGTTCCAGTTACGTATGTAGACGCTAAAGTGTCTAAGTCAGCATCCCAAGCTTGTACATCCGATCCAATTGCAACTCCTAAAGCTGTTCTGGCATCAGAAGCAGTGGAACTTCCTGTTCCCCCATTAGCAATAGAAACAGGCGTTGAAAGCTGAGTATTCTTATCAATATTTCCGTTCATTTTACTCTCTTTTAAGATTAACGATTAGGTCACCAGAAGTTCCAGCACCAGTAACTTGCTTAACTTGTATTTGTGCGTTAGGAGGAAGACAATAACGAGAGTTATCAGTAGATCCATCCCAATTATCTCTATTGTCTCCAAACGTTCCACCAGCAGGTATAATTGGTCCATTTGTCGTACCATCATCAAAGGATATTTGCATATCAACATCTGAAGTATTGTACATCATGAATCCATATACACGACTTCCAGTAACTGCTCCTACATCTTGATAGCTTCCTGTTAGATTTGTAGCATCAAATGTTCTAGCTGCATCGTATACAGGTAGTTTTGACATATCTTTTTCCTTTTAATAAATTCCTGTAAAGCAGAAGCCATCTGGAGGATCTGTTGGGACTGCTTGAGAAACTGTTATTCCTAAAATTTGTGTAGATCCTCCAAAAAATAGTATCCTACAATACGATTTAGTTCGATCCTTAATAATATAATTAATATTTAAAATATTAGTGGAATGTATTGAACAAGAGATTCCATAATAATCTTTTGGGAAATATTCCAAAAAATGTATCGTAAAATCTCCTGTTCCATTCTTCTCAACAGATGAGACATATCTGTTTGCAAGAAGGTTATTAGACCCATCAACCACACACCAAATATATCGTATTTGAGAAGAAGCTATCGACATTACAGTGCCTGAGTTACGTAATATGTACGAACTGTCACTGTAGAATCATTTGAAGCATTTCCAGTAATGTTTGATCCTAAGTTATCTAATACGAGAGCTTGAGCTTCGGCAGAAGTAGCAGCTACAATCGCATCTTGAGCAGCGATAGCATTGGTAATCGTATCAGCAGATTGGTCAATCCATCCAGTAGTTTCAATGGTACTTGAAACCTGTACGCCAGAAGCATCAGTATACTTAACTCCAAGGTTGTCACCAGCCTCAGCAAAGACTTCCGAACCATAGTTAAGCTTGAATACTGCACCAATAAACTGATGAAATGATCCAGCAGCAGGAGCAGCTACAAGCTCAATTGGAGTAGTTGCAAGTGCTTTAACTTCGGCAGCGGTAATCGTAACATCAGCCCATTGCAAGAATCCACTAGCTGCTAAGTTTGAAGCTGTGATAACTGTACTGCCTGATTTTCCTTGAGCTTCTGCATCAGTAGAAAGTTCAACTTTACCCTTTACTGAAGTCGTAGCATCGGGAATTAAAGATGTATAGGATTCATAGAATCTTTTTGGTGAAAGTGCCACTTTATCATTGGTTACATCAGCAGCCTCGGAAGCATTGGCAAACTTCATAGCTCCATAATGATTCTCGTCGGCTGTTCTCCTCGTATCAGGATATAATTTTGTCATTGTTGTTCCTTTTCATTAACTAAATCTAAAAACTCTTGTATATCCTTTTCGGATACATCTTGAAATTTGTCAATAATTTCTTGACTAACTCCCTGTTTACGCAATTGACGAACCATTTGACTATAGATATTTTTTGCTATAGGAAGTTTATTTTTCTTTGTAGCAGTTATAAATTGCTTAGATAAATTTTGAAAACGTGGATTTGTAAGAAGTTCTCTAGCTACTTTTCTAGAACCTACTTCTCCAATGAGTTCTCCTAATGCGACCATATCACCGCTGATTAATCCATAAATTCCTTGAACAAGATTCTTTACGCTTAATCCTGTTTCTATCGCATTTGTTATAGGTGTATTCTTTAGTCTTTTTGTGATTGAATAGTATCTTGAAGCTAAGTCATTTGTTAATTCAAATTTATTTGCAAAGTTAGGATTTTTCTTTTTCAATGCCTTGACAATTGGTTCTTTAATTGTCTGAATAATATCTCTTTCACCCTTAAATTCTGCATTGACATCTCGATAAAAATTGACTACATCTTCTATAGATCCCTTTGAGTTAATAAGATCTTTTAAATCTTCAGTAATACGACTTCTTTGACTGTTTGGCATATTCCTAAGTTTTTCAGAAATTGAATTATATAATTCAGCCTGTTCTACACCATTTAGAACTTCATTGACAGCTGCATCTTTTTTCAACTGCTCAAATAGATGATTTTGTCCCATCTTTGCGACGTCAAGCCTTTCTTGAGTCTTACCGCCTTTAGGAGATATATGTGATAAAAAGTTTTTAAAACCTTTTTCTTCTTGCAATAGAGGAGCAATTTCATTTTCTGTTAACCCTTGTTCCCTAGCAAAATCTATAAGCTTTTGTTGTTGAGCATTTTTACCTATGATTCTTTTGCTAAAACTAGGAAGAGCAAATCCAATATTTTCACCAATGGCTTGAGGAATTGGGCCTCCGCCTTTTTCTTGAATAGCTTGACCTAGAATAGCTCCTATTCCAGTTCGAGCCAAAGATTCAGGTAACTTTATTCCTCCACCAACCGCATATGGAGCCAACTCTCCAAAACGTTCTAATGTTCGGCTTGTCGCATTGCCTTGTGTTGGCAAATATTGCATCAATGCAGCTTCTAAATCTGTTTCTTGTGGTTCATCTAAAGGACTAGCTGATTGTCCAATTCTAGTGATTCCCTTTATTCCACCTCTTACTAAAGCGTTTTCGCTTGATTTCAAGTTTCTTAATGTCTGTTCGACTAAACTTCTTTGCTCTTCAAGGGGACGATTGCGCAAAACACCAGATTCATCCATATATTGCTGAGTATTTGGATTCTGAACAGGGAGTTCTTCTTCATCTATAAGTGAGAAAAAATCTAAATCTTCTTGTCTAGACACCGCTTTCCTTCCATCTTTGATATTCTGCTGGAGTGGGAATCTTGTAATTGTGTTTTTTTGCCCAGTTAATAGCTTTTTCACTATCTCCATTAAATTTTTGTTTTAAAATCTTAGCTCTTTCAACTGTTAAAATTTTACCTTTTATATCTTTCTTTTCATTTTCCATTTCTCTCAATATAGCTTCTTGTCCTTTTTCTCTATCAATTAAAACTTGTATTCTATATGCAAGTTTATCCTGTATTTCATTAGCAATTGGCTTAATATTTTTTTCAACTTGTTGTGCTATGTCTTCTGGATAATAACCATTATCTCTTAGAGAGTTACTCGCTATTTCATTCGATAATTTAATTTTTTCTCTTTTAAGTTCTGTTTCAGAAAGTTTAGCAATTACTGCTATCTCTTGAGCTTCTGGACTCGTACCTATTTTTGGCAATGCAGTTGAAATTTGTTGCTCAATCCACATATTAGGTCTAGCTCCAGCTCTTGATAAGTCACCAAGTAACCATTCTTTTCCTGATGTTAAGAATAGTTGTCCACTTCCTGTTCTAAATCCTATTGCTAAGTTTTCAGGCATAAAATTAGCCAAATTATCTGAAGAAAAGAAATCTAAGTTTCCAGTTCTAATAGCTTGTAGCATTTGCCTTCCAGCATTTTCTTGCAGTGATAATGATTTTGATTCTTTATCTATCTCTTGCAGATACGGCAATGCTCTCTTGTTAGAAATTTCTGCAAAATCTCGTTTTGATTTAGCAATTCTATCACGTCTCTTTTGCTCAGATTCAACCGCTTTTGGATATAACTGAGAAAGGACAGCTAAATCCTGATCGCTTGCATTTGTAAAATTGATTGATCCATCCTGATTAATATAAGATGGTAAATCCTCATTTTGTTGTGACTGATTACCTGATTGAAAATTACCAAACAACATTTGTTCATTAAGTAATTTATTTAAATCTAATTTATCCTTTACAGATAGATTTGAATCTCTTAAAGCTTGTCTAGGATTATCAGATTGAAGAATCCTGTTAGATTCTTTAATTCTACCAAGTTCCTGTTGTTTTGTTATTCTATTGTTCAATGCTTGAGTAATAGCATTTCTTCGATTAGGATCTTGAATCTTCATTGCATCAATAAGCATCTGATCGATTGTATAGTTATTATCTTTACTTCTATTAAGTATGGTATTAAGCGTCTGATCTTCTGCAATACTCTGAATCTGCCTATTAGCATTAGCAGCGAATCGGGAACCTAAAGATGTCATCTTCCATACTCCTCTTTAAATGCACCACCCTGGAATCCTTGGCTTGATGTTCCTGTTGGATTATTGGCTGCTGTACTATCTTGTGAATTTTGATTCAAAGTTTTTAAAAGATTTTGTAGATCAAAATCAGCTAAGAACTCTAAACCACCCCTTAATCCACCCGTGAAAGCACTTTCTCCCTGTTTAGGCTCATTTCCCTGAGCTTTTAAAGCAGCATTGAGAAGATTAACTAGATTGTTCTCTCTACTTGACTGATAATCTAGTAAGTTTTTGTTAATCATATCTTGCAAATTGATACCAGATCGAGCTATTGCATCATTTATCCCAGTACCTCCCTGCAATCTATTCTTAATAAAGCTCTGTTGGATCGCTGGTACAGTCTGATTCTGAAACTGATTAAGCAATGGATTAGCTACTGATTGTTGGAAAGCATTTTCGTCAGCATTTATTAATCCAGCTAATGGCCCTTCTCCTCGAACAGCCTGCATAATCAATTCAATAATGTTATTTTGATTCTTTTGGATATCAGTAAGTGGACTACCTCTTTCTCTTCCAAATACTCCTGACCCTATAGATGCTGCTGCATTGATTAACGCTGCTATTATTGCTGGATCCATTTTATCCTCTAACTTACTGTTGTCCATGTAACAGCACTTGGGCTTGTGTGCTGAGTTAATACTTCAACTTTATCAGTTGATTGATTGACGTTAATTGTTCCTATTGCAAGATTCGTATCATCTGCTTGACCATCAATACCTGTTCCACTTGAATCAAATCTAGTAATTACGTCTGGTTTCAAATTGATTGCTGAGGCTAACTGACGATACATATTCTTTAGATCACGGACTAGCTCTTCATTGCCCTCTGAACTAGCAAATTGATATTCTTCTGGGATCTTAGTCATTTGTAAATCCTGCTCTCTCAGCTCTTATACGTAAAGACTTAATTATCAATTGATTGCTTCTTGACAATTGTTCCATCTTTATTGTATGGAAATCCGCAATGTTTTCAACAGATAATTTAACATATTCTTTCTTTTTAACAGTAGAAGTTGGTTGTATAATAACATTTTTAATATAGTCATTATCTCCATTGCTATCTTCAAGGCTTACGAGCATTGAAGCTCCATTGTTATCGATAAGAAACTCAATCTCTTTTAGGTAGCATTGTCTACCTTCTTCACGCCAAGGATTAAACTCATTAAGTACAGCTCTAAAGTCGATAACCTTCGAAACTAATCCACCAGTTGAATAGGCTGTGAATGAAGTTGTATCAACATTAAGAGTAATTGTATTCGTAGTTTTTGCTGTTATAGTGTAATACTCAAGTCCACTATCATTTGAATTAATTCCACTATTTCCATCATCATCTTCCATACCTTCTACATTTTCGATCTTAACAGTATCTCCAACTTCAAAAGCATGTTCATCTATAGTCAATACTGCTGAAGAAGCTTGTGTGATCCCAAAGATACGATTCGTGTAGTCATCAAAATCTTGATTAAGCTCATAGATAAACCCATAGTCATCGCCTGCTAAATCTTTTTTATAAGCTTGACTTAACCCTAAAGTATTCAATGTTTCTTCAGTTGTGTTTAATGAAACCCAACTAGCCTTTACGCTTTCATCAATCTGATTCAAAATTAATGAATAACCAGTTTCACTATGTCCAAAGCAAGAAAATCGCTGATTAAACTTTGACCAAGATTTTTCCTGCCAATTATGAGTTAATACCTTATCTTGAGTATCTGTTAGTGTATTTTCAGAACTGCTGTAAGCAAACATTATCTGACGATTTGTATTGTCATATCCTCCATAGGTAAGATCAATATCGACTGGATCAACTTCATCCCTAGTAAAATTTGGAATATCATCATCGACTAGCAACACTCTATTCGTATCGTTATCCATGATTCCAATCTTACCAAATGATTCCACTTTAGACGATCTAGCTACACTAGCAAATGAAGCTTCCGTACCAAACTCATTTGACAGTTCTCTTGTTGAATAGGGGTTAAATGGATCTACAGTCTTCTCAAGCATCCAATTAGACTCATAGAGTGTCAATGCGACCATATCATCAACTATCTGATATCCACTTAGAAAATCCCTAGTATCGAGATTGATAAGCCCTGATCCTGATGTATTGAACTTATCTCCATTTCCTGATGAATTGCGTATAGCAGAATAGAGTATTCCTTGCTGATAAGCTATGCCTGCAAGCGTTGGATAGACAAAGTTAATCCTTTCACCATAGAAAAATACATGCTTAGCTCTTGTCAAAGTCTGAGGACTAGCCCCAAATGCTTCATAATCTGCATTATCGACTGCATTTGTAAACCTTTTTATCCCATAACCATCATAGAAATAGACATCATCCAATCCCTGACCAGTAAAGACAAATCGTCCATTGTAATCCTTATCAGGATACGATGTCCCACTCACATAGTCTTCATTGTTGGTTATCCCAAGAGTAGTAATAGGATCTGAGCTTGTAAAAGGAACCTGTTGGAGCGTATTTGTATTGCCATCATACTTGTATAGATAGTTCTTATCAAAGACAAGCATCTCTCTGGTTTCGTTTTCATCAATATGCTCAAATATTCCCATTATTCGTAGAGAAGCATAGTAATAATAGGTAAGAGAAAGTGTTGTGGCTGTCAACGCTCCATCAAATCCTACTTCAATTTCTCCCGTAGTCCAATTGATCGTATTGTCCAAACTACAATCGACATTGCCTACAAAGATAGCTCCATCATTATTCAAATAATCTATTGTAAATAGGTCTCCACCAGTCAAAGGTGTATCAAATGTAACAATGACTTCACCTGTTGTTTCATCAACAGAGTTCGTACCACCAGCATTATAATCCCCTGAAAAAGACCATCCTCCTGAGTAAGAAGCAACGATCTCCTTAACGCCTAGCAAAGAATCCGTTATTGATATCGTAATATCAGATAAATCTAATGGTATTGGTGTCAAACAGAAAGTGAATGTATTTGTATTAGTGCTATATCCTGCATGAGGAGCTGCATAGATATTGACAGTTTTAGATTTATCATCGTTATAGACTGTGACATAGTTTCTAACCAATGGAATATTAGCGATAGTAAAAGTCTGCTGAGCAGTTGCAGTAGCTGTTAAGGAATTGTCAGTAGTAATTTCATAAGTTACTAATATTGAATCTCCACCTGTCAAAGTAGTATCAAATGTAACCGTTATATCCCCTGAAGAAGCATTGATTGAATTTGTTCCTCCACTATCATAATCACCTGAGAATACCCAAGTAGTTCCATTATATGTTGATTTTATCTGTTTTGCACCTAAAACAGAATCATCTACATTAATAATAATATAGGTTGTCTTAACTGGTGTAATAGATAAATTAAATGTTTGTTCCGCATTATTATCAGAATTTTTAACATCTTCATCCTTTATTAAGTCACTTGAAGGCAACATCCCCTTAGAAGCTACAAGTGGCCAATCACTCAATCCACCTGTCGCAAATTGTTGGAACCCTAAACGAGATTTAAGCTCTTGACGATAGATGAAACCATCTTCTAAGTCAGAATAAGAACCTGAAGGCTCTAAAAATGTTACACCACTCTTAGAAATACCTTTATTAAATCCTGATATTTCAAAAATTGGCACTTAACCTCCGACTATGCTAATCATTCCGACTAATGGATCTCTTAGACTTCCTGAGCTTGTTGAAGAAAATGAAACCATAACACTATTTTCACTTATATAGGTATTTTTTGATGTGTCTGATGGGATTCCTACACTTAGCGGTGATTCATTTGTTGATGAAGATCGCATAGCAGAACCATTGACAATGTAATTTTTTGAAGGGAGTGCATTAGTAAAGGTAATCAAATATTTTCCAGTTGAATCTTGTTTTACACTTGCTACATTGTGAGAATATTTGATCGTTGTTGTAAAAGTTGTTTGATTTACTTCAAAATGTACTATTGCTCTCATTCCAAGTTGAAGATAATGATCCGCACTGGAAATCTTCTTATAGAAATAGGGTTCTTCTGACTGTACGTCAGGAGCTTCTCCTGCTGTCTTATTTCTACAGTAGTACATCCCATCTAATCCAGTAGGCAACGAAGTAGGATCAGCAGACTGAACAGTCATATTGACTTGCTTATGATATCCATTCTTACTAGAATCCTCATTCCAATAATGATCTAAAGGCATCTTATTGGTAATATAGGTCGTATTCTGTTGCTGAAAGGGCACATTCGCTTTTGCACTTTTTGTCCCATCAGGACTTACTGTATTCCATGTATCTGTCATATGAAACTCGGCTTTGTTCTTCCAATTTTAAGTTGATGATGTGTTCTAGCCATCAAATTCTTCTTTTCACGTTTGAAACCCATCTTAATCTTATTAAGTCTCTCGTCATCATAATTATTGTCTAGAGCGAAGTTTAAAGCTCCTCCATACGCAAAATAACGCACATAATAAGAAAATGGAAGGTCTTCATTGCCAGCGTCTGTTGTGCTTTCATCGAACTCTTGAATTTGCGTATATCCAAAGATTCTAACGGTGTAACTTTGATCGGGTATTCCCCTAAAGACAAATTGGTTTCCATAATAAAGCATGTCTATTGGCATACCAGTTGGTATATCTGCTACAGTAAACTGATCCCATTTTCCATAGAAATCGACTGGATTTAGGTATACATTTAGTGGATTATTATCCACATATGCAGTCAATGAAATACTAGCGAAATCGGATGAAGCTCCAACATCATTAAATGTATATACTCCATCCGCTGGTGTCGTATTTATGGTAAACTCTAGCGTACCATTTAACTCGATGAAACGAGTTATATGAGGAAAAGCAGTTATTACGAAATCGTTTAGGTGTCTAATAAGTATGGCATCAGAGCTAGAAGGATCATTTGTATTCCTACGAGATAATACATTTCTCATTATCGTTAAACAATCATCGACTTGTCTGCTCATTAATCCTCTTCAAATACACTTCTTAAAGCAAATCTCTTCTCATAATGAGAGATTCTTGTTTCTTTTGAACCATCAGCATTCTCAAACCAATCCCAGATCGGCACACCTTTTTGAGCTAAAAACTTTAATACAGCTATAGGAAGATCATAGACTTTCCCAGGGTATAAAGTTTTTTGAAAATCAATCATATCTGTACAGAGTTTAACAGGTAAAGCATTCTTAGGCTGATCTACTCTTTCAAAGACTACTCTCTGAGTTGGATGATATTCTAATGGACATTGCTTAATTGGATAAATACAACGTTTTGCTCTCTTATTCTCAAGTCTGGCTCTGCGGTTATATTCTTTATAATCTGCATAGCATTCTAATGGCAAAAACTCTATAGGAGTTTCTTTTTGAACTGCTTCCTTCTTTTCTTCAAGTATCTGAGGAAGAGTAAGTTTAGCAACTTCTTCTTCCCGGACCTCTTCCACAGGATTTACTTTTTTAGGTCTTCCTCTCGGCATTTTATCTCCTAATTTGAGTTATATATAAAATCGAACTGTATCAAATTGCTTTGACCATTTGATACATAGGTTTTTTGGTTACTCGTATCAATATTTTCATTAGTATAGGGATCATGCAAACTAAAGCTAGTAGAATCTATAACTTTTATCTTGAATCTTCCATTTACTAAAGAATCCATACCATACGAGTGATTACCAGCTTCACCCATATTGGTGAGTCTGACAAATTGATTACTTGAAAGATTATGAGCTGTGCTAGTCGTAACTACTGCTGGCGAAGCTTTAGTTATTGTACTGATATCTCTTTTGTAATCGGTAACGCCCATTATTTCTTTTTCTTTTTAGACTTTCCAGCATAGCTATATGCGATAGCTACAGCCTGCTTAACAGGTTTTCCTGCTTTTACTTCTGTAGCTACATTCTTTGAAAACCCTTTCTTCGTTTTGGCCTTCTTTCCTTTGACTAATGGCATCTTTCCTCCAAAGAACCGTACCCACTAGGGGTACGGTATATTAAATTTAAGCGATATCTCCAAGAGTATCATAAGTACCAAATTTGATAGCTTCGAAGTAAACGACATCACTGTCATCACCTGCTACAGCAGTACCAAATGTTAGTTTATAGACAACTGGATCATAGCTAAACTTACGAGAATCTACACGAGTCTCTAGGTTAACTTCACCACCACTTACATAAGTCTGATAGCTTGTAGAATCAATATCTTCACCAGATACAGGGTCTTGTAGACTAAATGTAGTCGTAGTCAAGACAACGATCTTATAGCGTTGATTATTGAGTTCATCCATTCCATAGTCAACTTTACCAGCATCTCCCAACTGAGTGATTCTAACAATATCACCTGTTGAGTATCCATGAGCTGCTGATGTTGTAACTACACAAGGATCAGCTTTAGTGACACCTGAGATAGTTGCTCTATAAGCAGTTGCTCCACCTGTAGTATTTGCCTCAGTGAAACCATTAGTAGTCTCCTGCAATACAGAAGAACCGTCTCCACCTCCATCGTTAGCAATCTTTTGAATTTGGATTGCATCACCAGCAGGCATCCCTCTATACCAAACAGAAATTGGCTTTTTCAAGTCTGTTCCAGCTTGCGTATAGTTCCAAACCATTACACGGTCAGGTTGAAATGGTAGTGTAAAAGTATAAGCTCCTCCATCAGCGATGTAAGAAGCTCCGTAGGTCATCGTTTGACCTTGATCTAAATCAGCCATTTATTCCCCCTTATGAGCTTTTAGTAGATTGAAGGATGCAGATATGTGAGTCATCCAAAATTCCAGCATTAAACCAAGCTGTAAAGCCCATAGACTGAGTTCTATTTAATCTATCATTGAAACCAAGAGGCTTCATAATCATCTCTGTAGATACTTCATCAATAGTTACATATCCGTAAGCATTAGCTCCAACAAATGTATTGTTATACACAGGATTAGCATCAGAACTTACGGTAACAAGTGTTGAGCAACACCATCTTGCTTCATCAGTAGCACCAAACTCAGAATCAAGAATTTCTCCTGAAATGCGAGTTCCATAAGCAGCATGAGGAAGGAATGAAGGCAATGCCCGAATATCTTTTTTAAGACGAGTATGAGCCATTACCCAATAGGCTTCTTCAATTGGCCCAGTACCTACGCCATCAGATGCAGGGATAACAGGAGTCATCTTCTCTGTATCACCTTCATCTAGATATTCAACAGCACGGTTTACGTCGATTTGATTAAGCTCAGTAATGGTCAATCCATTGGAACCGTTAACACAAGTAATTACGGAGCTGGCACTCGCCAAAACATCACGTGTAACCTTGTCCAGCATAGTCCACATGCACTGATTCAAGTTATCAGCAATGCCATTAGCTGTATCATCTTCAACAATAAGGTTTACTTTTCTAGAAAGTAGGACTAGTTTTCCAAATTCTTGAACTTGTACTTGAATATTAAAATCTTGTACAACTTCAGGAGCTGGATCAGCATCTTCAGGAAGAACAACAGGATCTGAATTAAGATTCTCTTGCCTTCTAAAAGCCATTACATCTGTTTCTTTGGTTGGAAGCAAAAAGCTTAAACCAAAGTTATTATGAATATTTTTGGGCTTAGATCGTTGCAATAAAGCACGATGCGCCCAAGCATTAGTCATTGTTCCATATACGGTGGAATCGGTGACACCTGTCATGTTTTAACACTCCATAGGTTATCTCCGCTTAATTTGCTTTCGCCTCCATTCATTGAACTCTTTATCAGTCATACCCATAACATCAATGGTTTGATTAACACCTGCGGACTTAGGACGGCTAGCAGGAGAAGCTGGAGCCTCAATTTCTTTAACTGGTTCTCTTTTTTCTGCTGTTTGCACTTTTCCATGTCCTTTTAATTGATCCCATGCTTCTTGATAACGATTCTTTGAATTGGCAATCGCATAAGCGAGATGAGGTTTTTCTTCTAATAATTCTTGTAGATGTTCATCGACATAAATAGCTTCTCTAGCATTACGCTCTTTCCACTCTTCTTCTCGAACATCTCGTTTAATTTCTTCTTTGTCGATGTTTCTTTGACTGTCATAGTCACCTTTTGTCAATGTTTCATATCTTGAATCATCTTCCTGAGGTGCTTGTTGTCTTTGATTCATCAATTGAGCCATTTGTTCTTGAAGCATTCTATTTTGTGCTTCTAACTCTTGGCCTCTTTTTTTCTGTTTGATAAAGGTTTTAAGAGGAACACTTTCGTTACGAGATTCATCTGACGATGTATCTTCATTTCTAATTGGTTCAGCATCTTTTACTTCATCTTGCGTCGTTGTTGGAGCTTCAACAGACATATTTTTTCTCCTTATTACTAGATTTACCCTTCTAGAAGGTTAAGCTAGAGATTCCGCTCTAGACGGCATTGCGCCTTTTGCTTGAAGGTAGGCGACTCCCTTCGTATTAAATTCTACTTTTTTATTAGGAGTAACTGTCCATAGCCATTCACATAAGCCACGAGAGTTATCCACATAAAAAACTATTTGATTCGTCATGAACCGTGGTAGATTTCTAACAACAGAACAAGAGGTTCCTAAAGCATTTAAATTTCTTTTATCCAGACGAGCATGAAAGACAATAAAATACCTGCCTTTTACATTGCTATTTGCTGATAAAGTCTCTTCAACTGTTTTATTTAAATTTTCCTTTAACATTTCTTTTTCATCAAAGAATGTCGAAGGAATAAGTAAACCTGACTTGTCTCTTACTAGTTTCAATATCCTTTTCCTCGGATACTTTCTCTTCCCATATGTTCTTTTTGTAGCATACGGTTAACTTTTTTCTGGTCAGGATTCATTCCCGGGCCAACTCGAACAGAAGTTTCTTTAGCCGTATTACCTTTCAAGGGATTACCCTTTTGGGAATACATGCCTCTGATTTGTCCTAGATTTTTCATTTATCCTCCTAATGGTGGGATGTTTTCTTGAGCCATATTTTTTTCTGGCTCCTCATTCTCAACTTCATCAGAAATTTCATCGACTCTTGTTTCATTTCTAGCTTCATCAATATGAATATTCATTTTTTCTTCTTTTTCCATACGATTGACGAACTCCAAAACTCTAAACAATCTTTCGTCTTCTAATTTTGATATTTCTGTCATTGTTTTCGCTCTTGCTAAAGCCGCTTCTGAACGATTCTGTTCAGCCTCAGCCATACGAGACAATTCAAGACCTTCGTTAGAATCCGCTCTAGCCCTTCTTTCAATAGCCAATCCAAGCTTCTCTTCAATAGTTGCCAGTTGAAGCTGAATCTTGATTCTCTCTTCCATATCAATTTTTTGTTGCTGAACTTTTCTTTGCTGTTCTTGTTCAGTAACTTCAGCTTCGACCTCAGATATACCAGTAATATTAAGAGCTTTAACAAGAGACCTTTGGCTAAAGTCAACAATACCTTCACGTTTAAGATTAACCATCTCAGAGTAAAGCGCATTTTGTTGTGTCTTCGTCTTAATACCTTGTTGCAAGACAATTTGATAGTTTTCAAACATCTTGCTATAGAATTGATCTGTAGGTTTCTCACCAATAATCATTTCTATCTTTTCAGGTGTATAATTTATTTGAATTGCTTTCAACAACAAATCAGCATAAATTTCTTGAGTACTTTCAATCTTATCAAAATACTTACGATTGATTCTCATTCCTTGAGCGATTCTAATCTCTGCAAGTCTTCCAGAAATGATTGTTTTAGAATCTTGATCTATTCCAAGAGCAGATTCATTGACATTAAGCAATGTAAGTGATAAGTCATCTAGAATCTTTTGATATTCTATAAGAGAAGGATTAGCTCCTCCTCCCTTAATCTCTTGAACAGCATTTAAACCTTCTGGATTATCCTCTGGATCAACACCAATAAGCTTATTTGATCCATTTTGTCTCATATCATCAATATCAGGAACAGTTCCAATTAAATATTTGAAACCAGTACTGATCTCTTTATCCATTTGAGCAATGATTTTCATGTGACGTTTATTAAACTGTCTCTGATTCGAATAAAGTTCAGCGGGGAACCCTTGAACCCTTAGATTCGGATCATATAAAGATGGCTCAAAGTAGCAAAGAGAAGGTACGAATGGATATCTATCTTCTATTCCAACCTTATCAATACCTTTATAGAAACAAATACCATTTAAATAGACTTGAAGTTCAATGAAATCAGATTCACGATTAACGATCTTCATAACTGGAAAATCATCTTTTCTCATACCGTTGAACTCAGCTTCATCACGCATGATATTCATTCGGTAGATACCAGTTTTTAGTCTTTCTAACTCATCTTTGCTTAAATCTGTGATATCCTTAAAGAATCCACTTTTCTCATCGACTAGATATTTTCTTCTTCTAGAACGCTTAGAGTAATATTGATCGTAAGCTACAACTTTATTTTGCTGATACGCATTAATATTCGATGGCCTAAGCTCTGGAAACATGAAATTATCATAACCATATGGTATCTCTTTCTCTAGATCACCATCAATATATGAAAGCAATCTTCTAGTATCATTCCTAGTTATAAAATCTCTAGTAGTAGCAAATCCACAATCTTTTAAATCTAATCTTTCAAATAATGGATCTAAATAAAAAGAGTTATTAGTTCTTTTATATGCTACTAAATCACCATTTAAAATATCTGTTGAGTAATCAAGCTCTAATCCTAAAAGACAAATACCAGCTTTACCAGCTTCATCGCATCCATCAAGAAACTCATCATTGAACCTACCTCTATCCCAAACATAATCTAATGCCTTGGTAAGTTGATCGGCAGTCTTAGGATCAGACTTTTCTACAGAGGTAACTATAATGCTATTGATATTATCTCTAAGATACCCAGAAAAGAACTGCATTGGTCTTCGAGTAATATTAAGATTTAATGGCTCAAAACCATCTTCTATAATATCTTTAATCTCATTCTCTGACCATGCTTGCCCAGCAGCTAAACGAGTATAGATAATTGAGTTCTCTTTTTGCGGGCCCCAATAATCCTTTGCATAACGAAAGTTCTCGTTAAACTCTAAACGATCTTCATATTCTAAGCTCATACGTTATACTAAATCATTTACTTGAATTTTAAACCAAGCTTTTTCTTAAACTTTTAAATTGACGATGCTTTTCTAGTCCTATACTTACCTTTTCAGCAGCTTCTATATGCGATACAGCCCTCGCCATATAACAAAAAGCATCAGCAAAGTCAGCATGAGCGTCATCGAATGGTTCATCAATATAGATTCCAAGTTGTTCACTCCATTTCTTACGATATTTCATCAAATGCTTTATTAATCCATTGCATCTCTTCATGAAAAAGACGCATCTTCTTAAAATATTTCTAGCATGAGAGATTTGAATCTGCTTATCTTGTCTAGGTAATACGATTATTTTAATATCAGTATGTTCAAAATATTTTCTAAACTCTTTTTCCCAAGACATAGATAAGTCAATATTTGATCTTTTTCTTACATCATGTGGTATAAATATTCTTTGATAAAAATATTTATTTTCTTGAAGAAGATGTTGAGCGTAGAACTTAGCATCCTTATTCGTATCATCGTAATAATCAATTACTCTAACTTCACCATGCTTGATTTGAAAATAAATAATTACAGTTCTATGGTTGATTCCTATATCCATAGCAACATAAACCGGAAGGATTGGGTCATAAATCGTATTATAAAGCATCCTTTCTTCACGATTGGCTAATTCTATCCCTTCAGAAAAGAAATAGGCATCAGATTTAACTAAAAATGATTCTTCTACAGTTGACGGATACTCTTGTCTAATCTTTTCTCCAAGAAGCCGATAATACGAAGCATACCAGTTCTTTTGTCCTCTAGTTAACTCAATTCCATGCTTTTCTTGAAGCATTTTAAAATAATCAATTAACTCAATTGGCTTTTCAATATCTTGATCTAATGTATAGCTTTTTTCATGGTGCCAAGCCCAAAAAATAAGGTTATAATCAAGTTCGCTTAACTCTTTATCCTTATTTTGAAGAGCATCCATGCACATATCCGCAAAATATCCTTCATTTCCTTCCGCAGTAGACTCAATAATAATTTTTCCTTTCTTAGAAACAGCTTGAAGAGTTCCCGTTACGACTTCTTCCGCATGGATAGGATACCTAGCACATGTTTTACCAAACTCAGATACTAGAATTGCTTGATAAGCTCCTCCTCGAAGAGTTGTATCAACTCGAAGAGAGGATTTATTGTTAAAAGTAATTTCTTTAGCCGATCTTTGAATAATTCCAGTACAATTTCTAAATTTAGGATCCATACAGTCCAAAGCATGTCCAATAATCTTTTTAAATATATGCTGGGCATGTTCAATCGAGTAAGAAACGATTCCACAATTGAGATTAGGAGTAAAAAGACATTCATCGAGTATATAAATAACCGCAAATGTCGAATTATGAGATACATATCCTTCAGCAATAAATGTTTTAGTTGATGTTTGAAGATCAATTAATTCCTGTTCTCCAATACATTCTATGGAAGTGATTATCGAATAATTTCCAGACTTGATCTGAGGAACTTTCTTTCCTTCCCACCAATCTTGTTTTAAAAATCTAGATGGTCTAGTAATTCCTAAAAGCTTGAAAATTTCATCAGTTCTACTCAAAACAAGCTTATTAACGGGTCTTTTTCCATATTTACCTAGACGACAAGCTTTATCAATTTCTATTCGATAGGAATAATCATTTTTCTCAAAATATTGAACCAATCGATTCCAAACCTTTCCTTCAACTTGAGAAAGTCCAATATTTCCACCTAACCTATTTTTTTTAGCTAATGATCCTTCTCCATCAAGCATTCCTCCCATCCAGCCATCTTCATAATCTCCCTGTTCCCAGGTATCAGTCACTATACGTCTAATCTTTTGTCCAACTTTAAGTTGATACTTACCTTCACCATGTATACTTCTCCAATGACAATCAGTTGAAGAATTTCTCGCAAGCCATCGATGTTCACCACTACAGATTAAAGATTTTCCATTTTCAAAATTTATTTTATATGTCTTTCTTATAGTCGTTTTTTTTGCTTGTACAATTGATTTTCGTAATTTTCTAGCACTTCCACGACATCTCGGATGTTCATCAACTGATACAATTTCATCTCCAACTTTTATATCTTTTAAGCAAATCCACGAAAAATCTGACTTAAGTATTTTAGTATTAGGATCTAAGCACATTCCCAATTGTCTAGCTTTCAAAATTAAATTACGATTATGTAATACTTTAAGCGTTTCTTTTTGAATATGATTGAGTTTAAATTTAATCGAATTTCCATCTCTATCGATAATTCGATAAAGATTATTCATTCTCCATTCTTTCGATAGAATTGGGTTCATTTATACCTACTTATAGTGGGTTATATCAAGATTTAGATATAACTTTTATTCAATGATTTCTTCGCTCTCAAGCGACTTGATGTATTCAATAAGATTAACGAAATTGGTTTCTTCTCCAAGGTCTTTTTTAATCATCTGCTCCGTACGCATTTGCTTGCGTTCGTAATCAGCAAGGAGAAGATCATACATGCCAATCTCTCTATTGAAGAGCGTCGAACTGTAACCCTTCTTACCTAATTTATTTCTTAGCCTCTGAGCGATTCGAAGCTTCGTATGTTTAAGGGCAAGACTAAATGAGGCATCTTCAGCACAGAGCTTATCAATGTCATCGGGGTCGAGATTTTCGTTTACGAAGAACTCCCCTAGATACGTCGATTTCTCGTCGAGACCCCAACGTAGGAGAGATTCTGATAAATTTGACTTTTTCATCAGAATCTCTATATAAAACATCTATGTCAATTTCATTGACAAAAAAAAGATGTTATATTAGGTTTACTAAAGTAAACCTAATACAATATTTTTGTATTAAAAACAAAACAAAAAAAGAGATTCA